GCGTCGGCCGAACGGATCAACCACGTACAGACTGATCGCGCCGTTGGACGCGCCGGCGTCCTTGACCACGTTGACCGCGCGGCCCTGCTCGACGTAGTGGCCGTCGTGTACCTCGTCCGCCTCCAGGTCCGGGTGCGTGAAGTCCTCCTCGCCGGAGACGACTACCGTCACGTCACCCGTGGACACGCCGACGCTGTGCGACAGCGCCAGCCGACCGTTGCCGGGGAGCGTGAGCGGGCTCGCGGAGGTGCCGCCGGGCGCGACCGGGCCGAAGTCGTGCGGGGTCACGATCAGGTCCTCGAACCGATCGAGGTCCCGCCGCTCGCTCTGCCTGCGCCTGGTCGTATATGACATGCGGCTTACTTAGCCGACGGACGAGGCGGGGCCCCGCCGACGGTTCTTCAGTGCCTGGTCTAGCGGGGTCTGGTGCGAGAGGCCGGTCCTGAAGCCGGCGAACTCGTTGATCTCGCTGACGCGGCCGGCCCGACGCATGCGGTTGTCGATCTGGGCCTGGACGTGCCGCTTGTGGGCCACGGCGAACGAGATCGGCCCGACCTCGCTATACATGGCCGCGGTGACGTCGGCGGCCTCCTTGTCGAGCGCTGCGATGCGCCTGACTAGGAACTCACGCTCGGCCTCAAGGACGGAGCGGCCGTCGGCCAGCTTGGCAAGGTGGGCCAGGTACCGCGCGCGGACCTCATCCTCGGTCTCCGCGACAGGGTCACCGTCGGGCTCGGCTTCCGGCTCGCCTTCCGCGGGAGCCTCAGCCTCAGCCTCAGCCTCAGCCTCAGCCGAGGGTTGTGGCTCGGTGTCGGCGTTCTCGGCGTTGAACAGCGACGCCCGGTCGAAGTTCGGGAGTGCGTCCTCGATCTCGCCGCGCTTGACGGTGCCCTCGAATAGGGGGTTAAGGTACTTCAGGGACGCGACGACAGCCTCGACCTTTGGTAGGCCGGTGGAGGTCCAGTGCTCGTCGTTTTCCGCGTCGAGGCGCAGCAGCGCCTCCTTGATATCGGTGGTGCTCATGCGCTTGTGCTCCGTTGCTGTTGGGTGGTGCGGAGGAGCCTCTCGACCCCTCCGTTAGGTCATTTAGTCGTCCTGCAGCACGCTGTACAGCAGGGTCAGCTCTCCGTTCACCGTCATGACGATGCCGTCGGCGCCGATGTGGGCGTCGTCCACGAGCATGTTCAGGTTCAGTTCCAGCGCGCCGGCCGTATTGTCCAGCACGGTGCCGACCAGGGCGGCCGTGACCGTACCGCGTGTGCGCGGGGATACCTCGAGGGTCGCCGCCGCGATCGGGGTGGAGCCGACGAGGTCGACGTCTCCGGCCGTCAGGGTGGCGTCGTCGGCGGGGGTTGAGCCGACTGAGTAGTCGCCCTCCCAGGTGTCGGCGAGGTCGGCCGAAGTCGGGCCTGTGAACTGCATGTACGCGACGGCGCCCAGGAGCAGGATGTTGCCCTCCGGTAGACCGCCGACGACGAGCGAGCCGAAGCCGACGCCGGTGGCGCCGTCGACGGTCAGTAGGCCGTTCTTCACTACGAACGTCCGCTTGACCACCTCCTGGACCTGCGGGTCGCCGCGGCTCAGGCTGCGTGGGAGTCCCTTCATATTCGTGCCTCCATGTTTCCTTGAGTGTTATACGAGGGCCCGGACCAGGGCCTCCCACAGCTTCGATACGTTCACCGACTTGATCTGCACCCTGTTTCCGGGCGAGGTCAGGGCGTCGTTGACGACCGCCTCTAGGGCGTCCGCGAGACCCTGGGCCGTGGCGCCGATCACGTGCGTGCCGGTGCCATCGTCGGAGAACGTGACCGCCGCGCCGCCGGGTGTCAGCGACACCTGCAGTGTGTTGTCGTCGACCCTTATGGCGTAGTAGTCGACCGGGTCGAGTCCGCCCGCGAACAGCGCTGTGTCTGCGGCCAGGCCGTCGTCGCCCGCCACGGACAGGGTGAGCAGGTTGCCGCCTACGCCTGTGGTCTTTGCCCTCAGCGAGAGCGTGGTGCCGTCGCTCGCGACCGCCTCGACGTCCGCGTGCGCCGCAACGATCTCGACCGAGTAGTCCGTGCCGCCGACGCCGGACGCGTTGATGGCCTTCACCAGGTTCGCCAGCGAGATTGTGTCGGTGCCTCCGACGTCGACCAGGAATGGGTCGCCCACCGAGCCGTCCGGTGTGCCGGTCGTCGGGTCGGCGGCGAAGGCGTAGTAGACGCCCTCGGCCTCGACCACGTCGTCGGCGATCGCTCCGGGTGTGAGCGTGAGGCCGTTCGTCGCGCGGAACGGCGTCAGGCCGGTGGGCAGCTGACCGCCGACGTTGGACAGCCTTAGTGGGCCGTCGTCGGTCTGCCTTCCGTGCGCGGCGACGGTCAGGGTCTCCGCGGCGTGCGTGGTAGTGAATGCCTTGGCCGAGCCGAGCGTGACCTCCGCGCCGCCGAGGGCAGCGATGAAGTCTGCCTTGGTTGTCATGTCGTGTGCCTCCTCAGTGGGGTGCTAGGCAGAGACGGGACGGGGCGGCGTCTCCGCCACCCCGCTCCGCGCTATCAGCTCTCGCGGGTGACGAGCCGCGCGATCTTGATCTGCTTGCGCTCCGGCCACACGCGCGACCAGCTCCCGGCCGCGGCCAGGTTGTTGGCGGTCGCGGCGTTTGAGGGGCCACCGCTCGGGGCGGTGCCGATGTAGGCGTGGCCCGTCGGGTGCAGCGTCCACTCGACGCGGTTGTGCAGGACCTCCTGTCCGCCGCCGTCGCCGGCCGCGGGGAGGCGGTCGGTCTCGGTCGGGACGGCCGGGCTGCCCATGCCCCAGCGCACGGCGTTCGCGCCGAGTAGCCAGGTGTGGAAGATGCCGGCAGAGGGGTTCGGCATAGCGTCGTCGATGATGACCCTACGGTTCAGGAAGGTCGGAATGGTGGCGCGGCCCTCCGCGTCGGGGATGACGTCGATTAGGTTGTTCTTCTGCATCTTCGAGTAGACGATGCTGTGGACGACGATCGCGGTCAGGTCCTCTGCGCTGTCACCCATCGTGGTGGCCGCGTCGATCATGGCCTCCGCGCTGAAGTCGGTGACGCCCGCGACGTAGCCGCCGCCTGAGACGTCTACGGTCATGTCGCCAGTCGTATGGGTGTCGGTGCCGGTCGGGGCCGCGTCGTTGTCGGCGAACACGCCGGCCATCGTGGCCAGGGTGACGGCCTGCAGCCTACGGGTCCAGTAGCGGGCTACCCGGTTGGCGATGGCCGTGGCTGGGTCGGCGCCGGCGAGGACGGCGGCCAGGCCCATCGTGGACCAGCTCTGGTTGCGGGACAGCCGCACGCTGATCTCCTGCGAGGAGCCGATCTTGTTCGGCGTGCTCGAGGAGGCCTCGTTGTCGGTCGAGACGTTCTCGTCGTCGTCGTCGAGGTCACGGAACGACGGGGTGTTGAAGGTCAGGCCCCCGCCCGCCAGGAGTAGGTCGATCGCGCCGTCGCGCGTGATGACGCCTGCCTCGACGAGGCGGGACTTCTGCTCGGTCATCTGCTGGACGTACGGGGTGAAAATCTCGGGGACGACTAGGTCCGCGATCTTGGTGACGCCTGCGGCCATGGTTTGTGCCTCCTACGGGCTAAGGGTTTTGGCTCTGCGCTCGGGTGATGGGAGCCAGGACCCCATGGTCGGCTCGGCGGTTCCGCGGGCCATGCCGCGGGGACGGACACGACGGGAGGGATCGCATGACCCCTACCGCCGTCGCCCATCGTTTATTCGATGGAAGTATACCGCGTTGGCCTCGTGCTTGTAACCCCCTCTACGCGGAGGGCGCGGTCGGGCCTGTGGCGCCGATCTTGGAGCCGGCCGAGCGGGCCAGCTGGTCCGCCTTGTCGCGGCCCTGCTCGCGGAGCACCCTGCCCTGCTCGGTCATGTTCCAGTGATCCTTGGACCACGGGTTGCTCCCGCCGCCACCGCCACCGTCGCGACCGTTGCCGCCCGCGCCGCCGCCCTTGGACGTCGGCCACCAGTGCGGACGGCGCTCCTTCATGTCGGTCAGGTAGACGTCCACCCCGATGCCGGGGGTGACGCCCACGCCGTCGCGGGTGACCACGGCGCCGTCGTCGGTCACCTCGAAGATGCCGCGGCCGATGACGACCAGGTCGTCGACGGCCGTCGGCACGACCTTCGCGGCCTCAGCTGCCTTCCTGATCTCCGCGTCGATCTTGCCCGTGGTGATGGTCTTCGACAGGCTGGTGTTCGTCTCGGCCAGCTTGACGTTCTCGTCCCTGAGCTTCTTGTTCTCGCGCTCGATCGGGGCCCTCTCGCGCGCGACCCGCTGGTCGACTAGCTTCTGCAGCTTGTCGTCGTCGATGCCGCCCTTGCCGTTGGCCTCGACGCGGACCCGCAGCTCCTCGAGCTCGTCCAGGTCCTCCGCCGTCTTGACGGGGTCCATGTCGCCGAACGCCTTGAGCGCGTCCTTGGTCTTCTTGTGGTCGTCCTTCTCCTTGCGTAGCGCCTCGGACACGCGGTCCACGTCGGACTGCGTCTTGACGCCCTCCACGCCGGTGAGCTCCCACTTACCGTCGCGCTCCGTGTACAGCTCCCGGAAGTTCTCGGGGACGCCGTCCAGCTTGTCGTATACTGCCTTCAGTGCCATCACTGTGTCTCCTGCTCTGGTGTGACCGTCGGCCACCCGACGGCCCGGCCCACATGGGCCGGATTGTACCGGGCCTACTTGCCCGTCGCCTCTTCGAAGCCCCTCTTGAAAACTGCCTCGCCGTCGTGGGTGAAGCCAGCGAGCGGGAAGTCCGTCCACGGGTCCAGTCCGCACGACGCCGCCACCGCCTCGACAGGCCCGTGTCCGAGCCGCATCGCCGCCATCGCGAACTCCTTGCCAGAGCCGATCGCGTAGTACGGGGCTGAGACGCGCGCGGGGTTCAGCTTATCGTCCATGAGGTCCGCCTCGCCGTCCGGGTGTACCAGGAGGACCTCGCACGTCTGGTCGAGCTCCGGCCTGTCGTCGGGGTCCATGCCCGCCCTCACCCAGGCCAGGACCAGTGCTGGCTGGCCGATGTGGCGTGTGGAGACGCAGAGCAGCCTGCCGTCGTCGAGGCGCGCGATCTTCGTCTTGCGCCCGACCGGCACGCGGTCGAAGCCGTAGGCCCTGGTGTCGGCCACCATCAGCCCGTCCCTGTACGCCGCCGTCGTCACGATGCCCTGCCCGGAGGTGACTGGCCGACATAGTCGCCGCGGCCGTCGTACCAGCCGTCGCGTGGCTCGTCGACGCCCGAGATCGACCTCAGGTGGTCGATCGTGACCTCGCCTCGCCTGGTCGCGCCGTCTGGCGTGGACGAGAGCGTGAAGACCCGGCCCTCCACCAGCTGGTACATGCCCGAACGCACGTCCTCGGACCCCGGCGCGAACTGGCTCATGCGCTCCAATAGGCTCATCGCCCGACCTCCCTCAGTGTTATCTCCCACATTTCCTCGGCGACCCTCTTGACATCGGTCACCTCGAACCTGGTACCGCGTGGGAATACTACCTCGCGTTCGTCGAAACCGGTACTAGTGAAATCCCGGTGAATGGACCTAGCGGTGCGCGACTCGATGCGCATAGTGACGGACGGTGTGCGGCCGCCGAACAGGCTCGTCAGGTGCCCGCCGTCGCCTGTGGTGGCAGAAGTGAACGCCCTCTCCTCCACTATGGTGCCCTTCGAGTACCTGACCAAGGCTGCCTCTAGGGCCTGCCCCTCTAGCTCGACGAAGCGCGTGACCTGACCCCTAAATACTGGCAGCTCCTTCAGGGCGTCGTCCATGGTCGAGACGGCCGCGTTGAGGCCGATACGCGCTAGGGGCCGCTCGACCGAGCCGGCCCTGAGGTCTCTGTTCAGCCGGAGGTACCCATTATCCGTATAGGACTTCAGGATTTTCTGCGTGTCCAGAGAGACCGGCGACAGCCCGTCCTTGCGTAGTATCTCGTTAAAGTCTTCTATGGAGTGAAACGTCGAGGTGTCTCCCATGTAGTCACGCATTAGTTGCGTGCGTCTGACCGATGGCTGCAACCTCGTGGGTGCGTCCACGACAGGCGGCGTCGTCGCCGCCCTCGGCGCCGCGACGCCCGTGAGTCGCGCCCTGGCCCTCGCTATGTCCTCCGCGAACACCTCCGAGAACCTCGCGGCCGCGAGGCCTTGGGACGTGACCGGCGACGGACTGAGCGCCTGCGAGTACACCTCAGCCACTAGCTCGTCCTCGGTGGCGAGGTAGTAGCCGTACCGTTTCAGGTCCTCCCGGCTCATGCGGGCGATATTGGCCCGTATCGACTGAAGGTCGTCGGCCGGGATCGGCGCGACCGTCTTGTGCAGCATGTGCCCGAGCTCGTGGGCCGCGACCTGCCTCGCCTGCTGGCGGGTCACGCTCCTCAGGGCCGCGTCGCCGAGCTCGACGCCGCGCCCGGGCACGTACGTGCCGTACACCCCCGGCTGGCCCACGACCTCCGTCGCCCAGTTCGCAGGGGCATTCACTCCCGCCGGTAGGCCCTCCTCAAGGTCCGTGATCGCCTGACTGGCCCCGCGTGACGGCTCCAAGTCCACTTTCGATGTGGGGAACTCCGCGCCCCCCTTCTTCAGCGTCGACTTCACCGATGCCACGGACTTGGCGGTCGTGGCCACGTCCGGGAACTCCCGTCGGACCGCGTCCGCCACCCCCTGGTTCGACAGTCCACGGGCGAGCAGGGACTCGACCCTCTGGCCTACCTGCGGGAAGGCCACGTCGAGCCCGCCGAGGTCCTCGAGGTCTAGCGCCCTGACCTCTTTGAGGCTCAGCGCGCGCTCGCCGACCCTGAAGCGGTCCAGCGGCACCTTGCCCTCGCGGAACAGCCGGGCCTTCTCGACGCCGAGGACACGCTCCTGGAACGCGTTGCTCTGCCTCTTTAGGAAGGCCTCGTACATGGTCTTCGCCGGCGCTGCGCCGGTCAACTCGCGGACCCTGCGGCGTGAGAACCTGTCGAACTCGCCCTTGAAGCCCCTCGGCAGGGCGGACCTGGTCCTGGTCGCGTCGAGGCCGTTGGCCCTCGTGAACTCGTCGAGCAGGCCGCGCTCGGTCGAGCGCTTCAGGGGCCTGTCTCCGATCAGCCCGCCGGCTATTGCCGCGACGCGGACGCAGCGGCAGCCCATGTGCGCTGGGGGTACGGGACCCTCGCCGACCCTGAACTCCTCGCCGTCCCTGCCGCCGCAGACGGGGCAGGTGCGGTCGTCGAGCGTGGCTATCCAAACCTCGCTGTCTATGATGTCCGCGTTCGCGGCGTAAAAGTCCTGCTTGGCCGCGTTCGAGACGTCTATCACGGCCGTGCGGCTGAGCGCCTCCGCTTGCGACCGCGTGACCTGGGTCGCGCCGTCGGCGCCCCTGAGAGCGGACGAGCCGAGGAGGCGCCTGGCTATCTGCCGGGAGGACTCGCCGTTGACGAGGCCGATGCGTATCTGACCCTCAAGCCTCTGCACGTCGGCCGCCCTCAACCTGGAGGTCCAGTCCGACAGGACTGCCCCACGGAGCGGGCGGCTACGCACGATGTCGGCGAGCCGCCTCGCCGAGGGCAGGGCCAGGTCGAGCAGCACGGGGGCCGTGGCAGACAAGGCCTCGCTTAGGAACTTCGCCTCCTCGCGGGCTAGCTCGGCCAACTCGGAGGTCCACACGCCGTCGGCGCCGACGAAGGCCTGCGACCGTATCGCCCGCACCTTGCGTATGAGGCGCTCGGCCGACGCCGGGGTCACGCCCCTGGCCAGGCCCCTAGCGACGGCCTCACGGAGGTCCCTCTCGGTCGCGTCCAGCAGTCTGACCACGCGGTTGCGCATGCCGTTGGACATGGCGAGCAGGTCGACCTGGTGCCTCGTCAGGGCGTCCCTCAGCAGGTCGTTCGTAGTGTGCGTCAAGTGCTACTCCCCTATGAGTTCGCGCCAGAAGCGGTCGCGGTTCCCGGTCGGATCATACACGCGGTAGCCCGGGGAAAGCAACCTCTCAAGCGCCGACTCGAGCGCGTCGGCTAGGTCACCGACCGTCCGGCCCGTGGTCCCACAGGCTGCGTCGGCACCGCCCATGGAGGCGACGAACCCGTCCCTAGAGGCGACTGCCACGAGCAGCAGCAGCATGAGCAGGAGCGCGTCCCTGGCGCCGAAGACGCCAGGCCCGCGCTCGAGCCATATGCGCCCGGCCTCAGACCGTGTCGAGAAAGCTGTTCAGCGCTGTGAGCTCCGCCTGCACGAGTGGGCTGAGCGTGAGAATTTCCTGCAGGGCCGTCGCCAAAGCCTGCAGCTTCTGTAGGACCGTCATGCTCCATTACTCCGTCGGTGGTTGGTCGTCGTCGTCCGCGGGCGCGCCGCGAGTGTCCCCGTCGTCCTCCGCGCCGGTGCCACCTAGGGGCTCCTCGTCGTTGATCTCCTCGAGCTCCTCCTCGTAGCTCAGCGTGGTGACGTCCTTCTTCCGCATGAGCCGGTGGACGGACTGAAGGCTGATCGGCGCGCCCATCGCCTTGGCGCTCATCAGCTCCAGCAGGTCCCTGCCGGACAGCTCGTCCTCTGCGAAGTCCAGGTTCGCCTCGACCCTGACCTCGTCGGGGTCGGCCCCGACCCAGGCGGCGGCGATACGGAGGGCCTCCTGCAGGGCCGCGGCGCCAGTGAGCGCGATGGAGATCAGCGTCGGCGTCTTGGCGGCCACCCTGATCCTCAGCGCGGCGCCGGAGGCGTCCGAGCCGTCGGAGAAGTCCAGGAGTCGCGAGCCCTGCTCCGCGGCCTGCTTCTTGTCATTCTCGATTGCGTTGCGCTGCTCCTCCAGGCCCGCGGCGGAGACGCCGATGTACTTCGCGTCGCCCTCCAGGGGAAGGTCCAGCCTGCTGCCGGCGCCCATCCGGGTGTCGTCGCCCTCGAGTTCGTCGGCGCCGATCACGACGAGCGTCTCCTGGCCCTGCAGGAAGAGCCCCTGTCTGTAGTCGGCCTCGCCGCGGTAGACGGCCAGGGCCAGGTTCGACAGGCCCAGGAGCGGCGGCTCGTCCGGGTCCGTGACCAGGTCCTCGGTGTTCACGAATATGAAGGGTATGTCCTGGAGCGTCACGCCGCCGATGCTGGGCGCCACGAAGTCCGCGGCCGTCGGCTCGTTGCCGTCGCGGGTGACGGCCACGGTGTACGTGCCCGCAGCGACCGTCGACTCGTCGTCGGCGTCGGACAGCCGCAGGACGCGGTGCTTCTGCCTTCTCTCCCAGTTGTAGTCGGTGACGCGCTCGAACTCGGTCTCCTCGATTATCACGAACTCGAGCCTTCGTCGCCCCTGCTCCGCGCGGCCGTCGTCCCAGTTGGTGACGCGCCCCGCCGAGTACAGGGCCACGAACGGCAGGGCGTCGCCCACGGGCGCGTTGTCCGGCGCCTCGACGAGCAGGCCTAGCCTGCCGGTGAGCAGCTGCTGCTCGTTGATCTTGCGCAGGAGGGTCCAGGCGTCCTCGCCCTTCGGCGTGGTCCTGGCGAGGACGTCCTCGAGCGCCCTCGGCACCTCGATAGTGGCCCTCTCCCGGTGCATGAGGCCGACCATCGTGGTGACGGCGGACTTCACGAAGTCTGGGAACACCGCCCGCTTCAGGTAGGCGTTGTACGCCCTCGACCCGGGCTGGTTCGTGCCCATGCCGTCGAGCTCCATGCCGGACGTCGCGGGAAGGTAGACGGTCCGGTTCGACTTGACGCGGCGCTCGCCGCGGTAGCAGTCTACTAGCTGCTGCCAGTCCTCGGCCCGGTCCTCGTACTGCGGGTGCTTCGACGTGACCGCCACGGCGTCAGGCCCCCCGTCCGCAGGCCCCGTCGGGCATCTGGCCCCACGTGAACCCGCGCTTGGACCCGTATGCGAATGTCCAGTAAACGTAGCAGCGGTCGCCGAAGCGCGGCCTCTCGAGGACGCCGTCTATACGGACCGGAGGGTACTGGACGCCGGCGATCCGCGCGTTGTAGCACATGCTGGCCGGGTCGCGCATCAGTGCTACGTAGACGTCTGCGTCCTCGGTCCTGTGTATCTCCCTCATGGAGGCTAGGTTCTCGTCGGTCAGCTCGCAGAACGAGGCCAGGCCGACGGCCCTGCCGACGAGCTCGTCGCCCGGCTCCGCAGAGCGGGCGTGCTCGACGAGCGCCAGGAAGAGGGCGAGTGCAAAGACAAGGGGGAGTGCCATGGCGAGGGCGTACGACCCCCAGATCGCGATGCGGGCGGGTCTCATGTCGGCGGTCCTCCTCTGCTGGGTCACACGGACAGTATACCGCGCAGCCGGGTCAGTGCATACCCTTGACGGTGGAGACCCTGGCCTCGCGTGCGCGGCGGCGCATGAAGTACCGCCACTCGTCCGCGACGTGGTCCTCCCACTCTGTGTCCACGTCGTCCAGGTCTTTGTCCGACCTGGGGGCCGACGGTATGAGCTCGATGAACTGGTCGCACCGGCGGCAGACGTAGTAGCCGGGCTCCTCGCGGCCCACGCCCTCGACGGGCACGGAGCCGGCCAGGGCCTTGCGACACTGCTCCCAGCCCTGCTTGCGCGCCTTGTCCGCCGGCGTGAACCTCACCCCAGCCCTCGCCATGTCCCCGGCCACGGACCGGCCCGGCTCGTAGTCGTCGAATATGTTCGTGTCCGCCGGGCCGGGCCTGACGCGGGCCCGTATGCCCAGGGCCTCCTCGCGCTGTCGGATGCCCTTGCCTATGTCGAAGCTCTGCATCCTGAGGCCGGTGTTCCTGTTCCCGTCCCAGCCGTACCACTCGGCGAAGCGGACGACGTCCCCCCTGACGCCACCGTAGCGCCTGTCCTCCCAGACGAGCGGGTCGCCGTCGGAGACGAGGTGCCAGCCGACGGAGAAGGGGTGCGACGACCCGTGGTCGTACGACCTGTACACCCTCCAGCCCGCGGGTATCGCGGAGGCCGGGAAGTCCGGGACGACGTGGCGCCTGGGGTCCCAGATGTCGTCGAACATGCCGCCGGCCACTATGTCCCAGTCCCCCGAGGCCCAGGCCCGTCGCTCGCTGGGGTTCCTCGCCGCGGCCAGGACCTGGCCCCGGTAGTTGGGGTTCGCCCTCAGCAGGAGCTGGTTCTCGACGAGCTTCGAGTTTATGGCGACGCGGTCGGGGAGCACGTCGCCGGTCTCGGGGTCCGTCTCGCCCCGTATCACGAGGCCCCTCATGCGGGGGAGCCTGAAGCGCGCCTTCACCCAGTTGTGGCCGACGCCGTAGGGGTTCGTCGTTGCCCTCACGCCGAGCGGGACCCTGGGGTTGGAGGACCTTATGCAGGAGAACATCCGCTTGTACATCACGTCGTTCGCCCAGGCCGTGAGCTCCTCCCAGCCGACGAACGCGTATCCGTGGCCGTGGTGGTTGTCGTAGTCGGCCTCGGTGCGCATGTACGACAGGAACAGCTGCTCGCCGGTGGGCCAGGTCCAGGTCATCTCCTGCTGGTTGAACGAGGCGTGCGGGTATATCAGCCTGAACCACTTGCGCGTCTTCGAGACCACGTCCCTGAGCTGCTTGTACGTCTTCCGGAATATGACGCCGCGCCAGTCCGCGCCGAGGCCCGTGTTCACGTGCTGGGTGTACGACATGATGAGGCAGTCGGTCTTGCCGCCGCCGCGCTCGCCCTCGTAGAGCGTCTCGAAGACCGGGCACCTCAGGAACACGACCTGGCTCCCGCCCTGGGGCAGCCAGAAGTCGTCGTACGGTACCTCTATGGACGCCGCCGCGTCCGTCACTCGCCGCGGGCCTTGGCCTGCTGCTTGCGCGCCATCTCCGCCCACTCGTCCGGGTCCATGACGCCGGGCACGATGAGCAGTCCGCCCTTGACCCCGCCCGAGTGGTCGACCTGGTGGCGCTCGCGGAACTTCTCGGGCCTGCGCGCCTTCAGGAGTATCTCGAGCATGCGGGTGTCGTACTTCCTGATGGTCTCTGGGACCATGGCCATGGTTTCGCCGTCCAGCCTCATGGTCACGTGCCCCTGGTGGACCAGGGGCTCGTCGTAGCCGCGGGCGAGCATCTCGGCCACGGCCTCGAGCGCGTCGGTCGCCGTCTCGAGCGCGCTGTCCCAGGCCTTGTGCAGGGGGACGGGGTCCTCGCCCTCGACCAGCACGACCTCGTTCGGCGCCTGCAGCTTTCCGTCCCTGGACTTGTTGTACCAGCCGTACGCGAGGTCGCGGCTCACGCCTATGCGCCTCGCGGCCTCGGATATGTTCGCGGTGTCCTCCAGCGCCAGGATCAGCCGCCGCAGCGACTCCGTCGTCCGCTTCTGTCTGTGGTCCGTCCGTCTAGCCATGCCCGGTAACTCCTCGTGTCCGTCTCGGCAATCATGCCGCGGGGTTGACGCTGGGTAACCCCTCCGCCTCGCACGCGGGCGCGCGATCCGGCGGATGCGCTGGGAAATACTGGTCAAGCCCGCTGTCTTAAATAATTTTTCGTCCCTGCGCCAATTTACTAACAAAAGCCTAATGGTTAATGGCTTCTAGCGGGAAGGCCATGCCCTTCAGTCTGGGGGGGGATATAGTCGAGGTACCTCGTCCGCGGGCTCCTCCTCTTCCCGTCTAGGATACCTCGGCAGTACGAGCAGGTTACCCCGGCGTCGCCATCGGCTGTATTGTAGTCTTCGCCTGAGTTGTCGACGCGGCCACAGAGTGTTGTGAGGAGCGTCCCACCCATCGCGCTCGGCTTCCAGATGTGCCTGTGTGCTACTCTAGCCATCGCCCGTCTCCCTGCAGCCATTCAATGATTGTATTATGTGCTGGAAAGGGCTGACTGTAAGCTAAAATGGTGGGTTTATTTATGAGCCCCCCTGGATTAGGTGTTTATTAGCCGTTAGGCTTTTGTTAGTAAATTGGCGCAGGGACGAAAAATTATTTAAGACAGCGGGCATCTCCCCGGACAGCCGGGACACCCCTCGCACGGCATCCTCCAGACGGTCTCGTGTCCCCGTCCGCGCCTCCTCCTGCGCTTCGATGCCCCAGCGGCCTTCAGGGCCCGGGCCGCCGCCACGTAAAAAAGTCTGCTGTTCCGGATGCGAGCCTCGAGGGCTGTCGGCGCGACCTCGTCGCCCGGTCCCAGGCGTGACATCATCCTGGAGACGTCCCGCCTCAACCGCCTCAGCTCCTGGTCGTATGTCAGTCTCATAAGCCCCTCCTTGTCTCGGCACCGGCTAGCCAGAGATTATGTTATACAACCAAAGGCTTGGGCTGATTTACTTGCTTGTCTTAATGCTTTGTCACGGCACCGGCTAGCCAGAGATTATGTTATACAACCAAAGCCTTGGGTCTGTTTGTCACACTGTCACGCCTGTTCCGAAGTTTACCTTGCGTGTGACGTGCATGCGCGCGACGTGCATGTGCATGCGTATAACTTGTTGATTTAGGTATGACAGTATGACAAATATACTTAAGCTACTGATCTTCATCGTAGTTCTCTGTCACGCCTGAGGCGTGACAAGGCGTGACAGAGGCGTGACAAAGTCTGGGCATATGACCTAAACTATTGATCTTCATCGCCGTCCTCCGTCAAGCCTGAGGCGAGACGGGCATGGTATGGACCCCCAAAGTCGGCCCCCAGCCTCGTCCTGTCGTACAGTCCCGCCCGCTCCTTGGGGCTCAGCCCTGCCATCATCTCGTGCCTGCGGACGGACCACAGGACCTTCCTGCCGCCGCTCGGCAGTCGGTGCTGCCCGAGGTCGACGCCGCCGGCCTCCTGCCTCAGGAAGCGCCCTGCTATATTGGATAGCCGTGGGGCCCTCTGTAGCCGGTCCGGTAGGCAGTCGACCAGGTCCTGTGGGACGACCAGGTCACAGTCGAAGGGGGCCTCCGAGGCCTCCAGCCGCTCCAGCAGCCAGGCCTCGACCTCGTGCAGGCCCGACCGCCGCATCCGCTCCTTGGCGTCCGTCCGCGGCGCCCTCCTCTTGGGGTTGAAGCCCGTCAGGTCCCTCCGTGCGAGCCACCCCGCCGCGTCCTCTGCGCCCGTGCCGGACAGGATGCGGCCGAACAGGTCGTCGTAGTACGCCTGCTCCCTCGGCTCCGCCCCGGACATGACCACGAGGAACCTGCGGTCGTCATGCTCCAGGGGTATCGGGTCCTCGTGGTTGGTGAACGCGAGGAAGTTCATGTGGTTCTCTACAGTGTACGGGGTCTTGTGCTTCTCCTCCACGCGCACGTAGTCCTCGGTGATGAGGGGCTTCAGCTTGTTGGCCATCTGGACGCGGCCGACGGCCATGAGCTCCTGTATGACTACGAGCTCGCGCCCGAGCGCCCACTCGGTGAAGTTCGAGTGCAGCTCCTCGTTCGTGGGGAACTCGACGTTGGTCGGCCCCAGGACGCGACGCATGAGCGTGCCTAGGAGGGACTTGCCTATGCCCTGCCCGCCCTGTATGAGGAGCGCGTAGGACAGCTTCGTCCCGCGCGCCTGCACGAGGTGCGCGAGGAAGTCGAGCACGTGCCCGGCGTCGTCGCCGCACATCCAGCGTACATGCTCCTCGAACCACGAGGCGTCGCCTTCCCCGCGTCCGCAACCCGTGTCCTTCCAGAGGTTGTACTCCTCCCCCAGGAACTCGTCGGCGCCGGGGCGGAACTGCAGGGAGACGAACTTCCTCATCGCGGTCCGGCTCTTGAACACGCTGTCCGAGAAGTGCCCCCTGTCCACGGTGAAGTCCATGAGGCTGTCCATGGCCTGCCTCGAGAGCCTCCTTCCGTCGGAGCGGCGGACGAACCACTGCGGGATCGCGGCCCAGACAAACTCGTCGTACACGCCGCCCCGTGTCGCCGCCGGCCGCGGGGTCGGTGGCACCGAGCTCTCGGCCTCGTCCTCCGGGAAGTCGGCGAGCGGGTCCCCCGACGCGGGCCGGCCCACGGCGTAGGCGTAGGCGTGCGCCACCACCTCGGCCAGCTCGTCGTCCGGCCATGGCGGCTCGCACCTCTGGCTGTAGTGCTCCAGCATGAGGCGGAGGCACTCCCCCTCGGAGGCGCCGAGGTCGCGGGCGCCGCACGCGGTCTGGTAGGTCGTGCTGTTGCCGCCCGACCCCTGCACGGCCGGGGGCGCGTCGTCGCGCAGGAACGTCGCGACCCTGGCCAGGGCGGCCTCGGTGTCCAGTTCCGCCGCCGGCTCCTCAGCCCCCTCGGCCCTCACGTTCGGCCGGCCCGCCAGCTCGACTAGCCAGGCCGGGGCCTCGGCGGGCTTGTTCGGCCCGGCCCTGTCCCAGGCGTAGGCGCCGACCGCGGTCCGCGACGGCGGGGCGAGGACGTAACCGCCCCCGGACCTGACGTCGAGGCCCCGGCCGACCCGCTCGACCGATGAGGCCGATGGCTCTGGCACGGCGAAGTATAGGTGCCTGCCGCCCGACGGCGTCGTCGCCGTGAGCGTCGGCGGGAGCGGGCCGTGCTCGAGCTGCAGCAGCTCGAGCGACGCCGAGCCGCCCTTGCCCCTCTTGTCGTCCACGTCCAGGACGAGGAGGCCGCTCGGGCCGCAGGCGACGCCCACGTTGTCGTCGGGCCACCTCCGCCAGCGCGCCGCGACGGCCCCGGGCTCGGACGCCGCCAGCTCCTTCCAGCCGCCGCGGTGCCTGTCCACGGTCCCGCCCCTTATCGGGAACACGTGCATGCCCCGGCGCGCTAGGGACAGGGCCGCTAGGCCCATCCCGGAGGGTCCGACCATCCGTCGCTCCTGACTGTGAGTCTCGTCGGCATGATGCGCCGCGGGCCCGGCGCCCGCGAACCGTCGGAAGCAAGCGCGTGGAGACGAGGGCTTACCGCTTGGGGGTCCGCGCGTCATGAATGCCGACGATCACAGGCACACGAACGCAGAGAGGAGCACCCAGCATGTCCGTAGAGAATGAGCTCGGCCGCGTCGCCGACGCGCTCGAGAAGGTCGTCGCGTCGTTCGACCGCATCACGACAGTGAGCGGCAGGATCACGGAGGTCGCGAAGCCGGCGAAGGCCGAGAAGCCGGCGAAGGCCGAGAAGCCGGCGAAGGTCAAGGGCCCGACCAAGGAGGAGGTCCGCAAGGCCCTCCAGGACTTCCTGGCCATCGAGGGCCGCGACTCCGCGGTCCAGCTGTTGAGGGAGCAGGGCGACGGCGCCGAGAACATGAGCGATCTTAAAGAGGAGTACTTCCAGCTCGTGCTCGACGCGATCGAGGCGGCCTCCAAGTGAACGCGCTGAACCTCGACGAGGCGGTCGTGATGTCGAGGCCCGACGCCGGCCCACCCTACGACGCCATGGTGGACCTGGAGACTCTGGACACCAAGCCCACGTCCGTGATCCTCTCCATCGGTGCCGTGCTGTTCGACGCGCGCGGGGGTCAGCCGAAGAGGCCGTACTACCGCGTCCTCAAGCTGCAGTCGCAGCTGAACCGCGGGCGCACGGTCTCCGAGTCGACCCTGCTCTGGTGGGCGGACCAGTCCGAGGCCGCGCGCGCCGAGGTCTTCAGGGGCGACGGGCGGTCCCACCCAGTGGAGGCGCTGCAGGACCTGGCCGCGTACCTGAAGCCTGCGCGCCGCGTCTGGGCCCAGGGGCCCGACTTCGGCTGCGTGATCCTGACTGACATGGCGCGTCAACTGGGCATAAAGATGCCGTGGGCCTACAACTCGGTCCGCGACGTCCGCACGATCCGCGAGGAGGCGGGCATGCCGGAGAGCTGGGTGCCGTCGGACAGCGACTTCGACTGCCTGACCCTCACACCGCACCACCCCGTGTCGGACTGCCTGTGGCAGGTGGCGGTGGTGACTGAGGCGAGGCGGCGGCTCCGCCTCGGCGGACCACTGCACTGACGCGTCCGCTCGACGCCCTTCCGGCCAGGATACTCGACAAGCTCTACTTCGAGCCCATGAGTGGGTGCTGGCTGTGGGGCGGCGGGTGGGACAGCGGCAACGGGTACGGCAAGGTCTGGTGGTGCCGCGCGGCGATGGCGCACAGGGTGGTGTACGAGGTCCTAGTCGGCCCCATACCCGAGGGCCTGGTCCTGGACCACGGCTGCAGGACGAGGCCGTGCTGCAACCCGGACCACCTGGAGCCGGTGACCGTTGCGGTCAACACGAACCGAGGGGAGGCGGTCCTCTTCTCAAAGGAGGGATGAGCATGGAACTATCTTGGAACGAGGCGAGCGCGCGCATACTGGCACGCTTCGAATACTGCGCCGGCCGGGTGAACACGGAGGACTATCCCTCTATCGAGCGATACGAGGAGGAATGGTGGGAGGAGCGCTACCTGCCGATCGTGCTGCGGCACGCCGGGGGCGTCGCGCTGACGAGCCGCGGCGACGTGTACGATGCCCTCGAGAGCGAGCGCGACTACCAGGACGACAAGTTCTCCGGGCGGGACCGGTCGGCGATCGACCGCACGCTGGACGAGTTCATCCTCTACATAAGGCAGTACGCGGACGAGGCCTGCAGGCTGACGACGCACGGCGACGAGACGGAGGCCCTCCACTTCGTGCGCAAGGTCGGCGCCCTCTGCGTCGGCTGCATGGAGCGCCACGGCGCGCCCAGGCGGGAGGGGTTCTGAGCCGTGAGGTCGCTCGACGGGCCTACGTGCCCCCACGGCCGTTGCCTGTTCGACCCTACGCGGTGCAACGAGTGCGAGGAGGACAACCGGGTCGTCGCGTTCAAGGCGCGCGACGGCGAGGAGGTCAACATAACCCCACGCGACTCCGCGGGCGGCGGCGATGAACGCCGCGGCGATGGAAGCGGACGACCGCGTGTGCCGGGTGTCTGTGAGGAAGGTCGAGCTGCTGCCGTCATGAGCTTCTGGGCGATCAGGCAGGCCAGCACCGGGTCCTACCTGCCGCTGTTCCAGGGCAGGCAGACACGCGGCTTCACCCACGCGGAGCCCGACGACTTCCTGCCACCCCGACTGTTCGGCACGCCGAACTCCGCTAGGGTGGCGCTGACCTGGTGGCTGCGCGGCCCGGTCAGGTACGTGACCAGTCACTTCATGGACGAGCCCGAACTCGTGCGTGACGTGGAGCACACGGACAGAGACGGCGCCGACTTCGAGGTGGTGCGAGTGGAGTTGAGGCCATGTGGATGACGTACTGGCTCCCTGAGTTCATCGCCGGCGTGACCCTGATCGCACTCATACTTGCTGTCGTGGCGACCGACGAGCCAGAGGACGAGGAGGAGTTCAAGTGGCTGACGCGGAAGTGCGGTCTGACGCCCGAGGAGGCTCGAAGACTGATGGAACTGAGCAGAAGGGAGGACTGACGAATGGCGTGGCACGCGAGGTTGGCCGCCAGCACGGCCCACCGTTGGATGAACTGCCCGGGCTCGCTCAGGGCCGAGGCCGAGGCGAAGGAGCTGCACGGCGACCCGCAGAACGTGTACGGCGCGCTCGGCACCGCCGCGCACCACCTGGCTGCGCACTGCCTCGCCAACGGCGCTGAGAGCGCCTACGAGTACCTGGGCCGCGTCATATCCATAGTGGACGGCGACGCCTGCTGGCCACACCAGGTCCCGTCGGGCGCGGCCCCGGAGTTCAGCTTCGAGGTCGACCAGGACATGGTCGAGGGCGTGGACCTATACCTGAGGACCGTACAGTGCGTCCGCGAGGAGCTGTCCGGAGACGACGAGGAGATAGAGGTCACCATGGACATGTCGTGGCTCCACCCGGACATGGGCGGGACCGCGGACTACCTCAAGGCCGAGCCGTTCGGCCTGCTCGTCGTCATCGACTACAAGAACGGTCAAGTGCACGTCGAGGTCAGGGACAACCCCCAGCTCAAGAAGTACGCCGTCGGCGCGCTCCACAGGAGGCCCGACTGCGACCGCGTCAGGATAGTCATCGTCCAGCCCAACTCGCCGCACACCGAGGGGCTCGTGCGGAAGGTCGAGTACACGCGGGCGGAGATCGACGCCTTCGCGGGGGAGCTGCTCACGGCCGCCGTCAGGACCGAGGACGAGGACGCCCCGAGGACGGCCGGAAGCTGGTGCGACTGGTGCGCCGCCCTCCCGGACTGCGAGGAGGCGCGGGCCCAGGTCATGAGGCAGACCGGGGCCGACTTCGACGACGACCCCGAGGAGCTCGCGCCGCCGGACGACGCCGACCTGGGGCGCGCGCTCACCTGGGTGCCCACTGTAGACGCCTGGTGCAGGGCCGTCTCGGCGCGCGGCCAGCAGATGCTCGAGGCGGGCAAGGCCGTCGCGCAGCACAAGCTGGTGGCGGGGCGTGGCTCCCGCGACTGGGTCGAGAAGGACGAGGCCAAGCTGACCCGCCGACTGCTCGCCATGGCCAAGAAGCTCGGCGGCCCAGTGAAGATCGCCAAGGCCGACCTGTACAGCGCGCCGAAGCTCAAGTCCCCGCACGCCGTCGAGACCATAGGCGTCAGGGGGCTGAAGAGGGCCATCAGGGACGCGGCGATGTTCCAGTCGTTCCCGGGTAGGCCGACCATGGCCCACGAGGACGACCCACGGCCAGCGATCACGCCTAGCTGCGTATCGGACTTCGAGGAGGACGCCGTTGAAGACTAAGCAGGTTATCGACCCGGTCCGCGTTGGGTACCAGACCGTACGCGTGGAGCGGCACGGCCCCGACAAGCTCGGTGCGAACAGCGGCCAGTACTTCGGCGACGAGAGCCTCGTCGGCGTGCAGTGGCATCTGGAGGGGCACCAGCTAGCCGTGACCGTGCTGCACGAGGTCATGCACGGTGTCTGGCACACTCAGGCGATAAGGACGGAGTGCGCGGCCGAGGAGGGCGAGGGCGACGACAACGACGACCTTGAGGAGATCGTGGTCAACTCCATGGCGAACGGGCTCAGCCAGGTGATCCGCGACAACCCCCACCTCGTGTCCTTCCTGCAGGACGAGCTGTCCAGATAACAGCGGCTCGCGATCGGACAACATCGCGGCATCATACTAACGGAGCGACGCGGGCGGCTCCAGACGGCCCGCACATACGGCCATGCCGGTTTTGACCGGCTTTGCAGCGCGAAGGAGTGAGGCATGGCAGAGCGTAAGAAGGTTACGTCCCCACCGTTCCGGGTCAGCTTCCCGTCGATCTTCGAGAAGTCCCAGTACGGCGAGGGCGAGCCGAAGTACACCGTCACGATGCTGTTCTACCCCGCCAAGATGACCGACAAGGAGCGGGCGCAGTTCAAGGCCATGCAGGGCCTGCTCGACGAGGCCTGCCAGGCCAAGTTCGGCAAGTCCCTGAAGGAGATGTCCGCGAGCTCGAGCTTCAAGCGAGGCATCCGCAAGGGCGAGGAGAAGTCAGACCTGGACGGCTACGGCGAGGGCTGCGTATTCGCCGCCGCGTCGTCCAAGCGTCAGCCAGGCCTGATCGACCGGGACCGCAACCCCATCCTGCGGGACGAGGACTTCTACCCCGGGTGCTGGGCCCGGGCCACGCTCACGGCCTACGGCTATGACAACAAGTCCAAGGGCGTCGCGTTCGGCCTGCAGAACCTGCAGAAGCTGGGCGACGACGAGTCCTTCAGCGGCCGCGTCGACGCCGACGACGACTTCGACAAGGACGAGAGCGATGTATGGGCCGAGACCGACGCGGCCCCCGAGGCCGACGGAGACGACGACTTCCTGAGCTGAGCACACCACGCACCTGGGCAGACTGGGGGGGCCTCCGGGTCCCCCTCTTCTTTTGAGGGGCAACAGTGGTCCCCTCAGACCCGGGGACGCGACACTATTCCTCCCATGAGACGTGCGTATGCAGATCGGTTGGTTAGGGCTTGGCGTCGAACGCCACTGGCGATAGCGATGTGCCGCGTGTACCCAGGCACAACAGAGCAAGAGGGGACGAATATGGGCAAGCAATCGTACGACCGGGTCAGGTTCTTCCTGAGCGAGCACCGCGTCAACTCGGACAGGGCAAAGTTCAGCGATCTGCTGTCGTACGCCTTCGACCTGGAGATCACACAGTTCATGACGCGCTCAGGCTACCTTAGACTGTCGGGCCTCACACTCATGGGCGTGATGATCGAGTGCCGCCCGTCGCAGTTCGCACGCTTCCTCATCAAGCGCAACGAGCTCGGCCTGAACAACGGGTTCAAGGAACTCTTCCCGCGGCTCTACGTGCCCGAGGCGCAGGAGCACACGCCGTTCATCGATGTCTCCAAGCGGACGCACAAGTGCCCTGACATGGGTCAAGGCCATTATTTTCAGGACGAGGAGGAGGTGCGCATATGCTGAGGGCTCTCACACGCATTACAGTGACCGGTGCCTCGGTCGGCCTCGTGGCCTTCGCGCTGCTGGCGACCGCTACGTGGGTGGAGAAGGCGTGTTCGGCGGAGGTCGAGGCCGGCGCAGTGATCCGCGACACGAGCGGCCGGACGGTCGCGCGGATAGTGCGCGAGGTGGGTGGGGGCCTCGCGATCAGGGACACGAGCGGCCGGACGGTCGCGCGTATAAAGGGGAGCAAGTGACATGGCGCTCGACCTATCTCACCTGCTGAACCGGGGACCGGTCGACCCGTGGCCGGCACCGCGCAACAGCGGCACGCCGGCCCGGAAGAAGACGCTCGACCGCCTACTGCTGCAGTCCGCGATGGGTTGGCCCTCGACGTCTAAGCTAACCATCATCGGCGACACGTTCCTGCACCCGACCAAGGGTCTCAGGAGTAGG